GGCTGTACGCTGTATAGTACTCCATTGAATCGTACATCAGGACATGTGCCCGCAGGTAGCCATCCACGCGGGGTGGCATACTTCTCGAACGCGCTGTTGGGGTTGAGTGGAATGATCGTCTTTTGTGCCTCTGCACCTAGAAACGTTTCCAACACTGAGCCTCCTTGTATGCTGTGCCTACCCATTATCCATCTAGCCAGCACCTCGTCTACCTCGAAAGTAATCCAATCGGGCTTAGGCCCTCCAGTGAATATACACACTGCGATTATATCGGGGTCTTTACAGAGCTCTGTGTCAAACCAGGCCAACTGAGCCTGGTACTGCTCTCGCGATACGGAGGGTGTGATAGCTTTCCATCCACATCCGTCCTGCCCTGCACAGCCCCCATCCAAGCCGGCCTCGGTTACAAGGATCGGTGGCACGCGAACACCCTCTGCCCTGAGCTTAGCTATAATTGGCCTATGGTGCAGAGCGAAGTCAGCCTGGTTGTTTGACTGCATGGTCGGCGCGGAGTATAGGTGCATGCTCATGTAGTCAGCTTTGAGCATTGATTCTCTAAACAGCATGATCTGCTCCACACGGGGCCAGGTTACTCCAAACGTCCCAGAACAGTACAGCAACCCCACCCCGTGCATGAGATCAATCATCCGAGAGTCGAAGGCAGCAAACGCTTTTACGAAGTCAAGGTTACTCATCGGTTGAGGCTCGTTAGGCCCTTGCCACACCTTGATCCAGGGGCTCTCACGAAACTTGGGCAGGCATCTCTGGAAGTACGCTTCAGCACCAGCTGCCCCCCTAGCGACATAAGTACTGTTGATAGTGTTATCGAAGTCTAACCACAGTCTACCAGCGGCCTGTGATCCTGGCCAAAGGTTATCTCTGCCGGGGTCCATGACAAAGTGCCACGGTGTATGGATCTGGTTAGCCCAAGTAGGGGTAGTTTGCCAATGCACAGCCAACTTGGACGAGACCGGCTGTACATACTGCATGTTGTAGTAATGATTCAAGATCTCCGTGTAGGAGCGCCCCTGCTGTGCCAACACCCGCGCACCCTGCTGGCACAGGCCCTGCCTGTGCCCATTCACCCCATACCCCGCGCCTGCACAGGGACAGGCCGTTGGCTTTAGCCACGGCCCCCAATTACTCAACGTTTGCCCACCGCAAGAGGCACTAAAGTACATGGGCCTGATCACACCCTGATACGTGCCCACTACCCCGGCTGTGGCCCTGACCGCTTCGTCTGTATGTGCAGTAGCGCTCCCAGGACGATATACCTGACTACGTTCATCATCTGCGAGTATCACGCTCCCCTGGGCCAATGCGTAAGTCCTTGCTGCAACGGCCTGTGCTTTGAGTTCCTCCATCGGCCACGATGCAGGAGACTCGTTAGGCACGACACACCTGAGATAATCCTCAATGTCAAGCGTTAGCACCTGTCCTGTTGCTGTAATTCTCACTCTTATGGTGGGCATAACGTGCCTTCTTTCACTGTGATCACCGACCGATGATCATTCCAAAGTGCTCTCAAAACCACTGGGGGAGCCTGTTGTAGATAAAGAAGTAATATGCTAGTATTATCAGGCTCCCTACAAGGATCAACATGAAGAGTGTCATTAGCACATCAATGATGATGCTCAGCACCCTTCCAGCTGCTGACACACTACTCCTTAGCCTGCATAGCCAGTACAACCTTCTCGATACCGTGCGTTACATCGTACAGGTTCATGGCGATCAGCGCGGCAGTAATGCCCTGCACAACTTTCTCAAACCACAGTGCAAATACAGGGTTCGTCAGGGCGATCTGGTTGCATATGGACAGTGCAATGCCAACGATCAAGGCCGCAGGGATAGCGAACGCTGTAGGCATTTTCGCCATCTTGAGCAAGTCCACAATGGTCTTGATCCAAAACGCACCCGCTACTCCAAAGATCACCAACTCAGTCATGTTACCTCCTCATGCTACCTCGTCATAAATGACCACTTTAGCCTCACCCAGTTTAGTCGGTGTGGTCTTGATAGTATCGTCGGGCCAGGTTATCTGTACTTCTGCATTGTACTCACCCGGCTCGTTGGCCGTGTCCTCTGCAGTCCAACGATATGTTACGATACCGTCTGTACCATCACCCACTACATCAACATCCTCATCAACTATTGCAGTCTCATCTGTCATACCACAGTGAAACTTGATCTCAGATGCCTCACTAACATCAATAGCCGAGTCGTCATCATTCGTCAGGTATATCGTCATAAGCTGGTTTGCATCGTTATGTTTGATCTGGTAGGTTCTAGTTGTCATATCTAGTGCTCCGATAGACCTATATGTTCAGTAGCATCTTCAAATCCGACGTGTACTATCGCACCGTCAAACTCCATATGCTGCACATCACTATCAAACTCTACGTGCACGCTATCTCCATCGAAGCCCAGGTGCACAGGGGCCTCCTCGAATCCGATATGATAAGGAGTTAATGTCCAAGGCAGCCTCAGCAGGATTGCTGTAACAACTGCTATGCCATATGCTGTACTACTTAAAGCTACGTGATTCTTCAGGAACGATGCGCTTGTTGTATTGCCATCAGATGTTCCAACAAGTGACCACAAAGCCTTCAGCGCGATGTGGACTGTTGACTCACCACCGCTAGATCCAAAGAGCGCCACCCTCAGCTGCACAGCCCCCTGTGCTGTGCTCACGCAGGCTATCTGGGTCTGCAAGCCCCTTCGAGGGCTCATCAATACCGCTGCTGTCGCGGAACCAGTAACAAGGGCAACTAGTGCCCTTCGTACACCCACTACCGCAAGCGCCGAAGCTGCGGATGCAGACGATCCTATGAGGCTCAGCTTGCAACTTAATGACGCTTGACACTGTGAACCTCCTGCACTTGAACTCGCTAGCGAACGAGTGCAAGTAAGAGCGCTCGATACAACTGCTGAGCCGGCACTTGATCCTCTCAGCACCAGTACGGCAGAAATCGCACTAACTGCGGTAGCTACGCCATCGGAGTCTCCAGCGAGCTCTTTTGCCTGCTTACTCAGAGCACTTATGACTGTCGCTGCACCGTCTGATGTGCTAACTAGCACCCATCGTACAGACATGGCAGCAGTGATGGTGGCTACGCCAGCAGCGCTCGCAGCAACGCCTCTGACTCCCAGTAACACAGCGACTGCGGTGGAGGCCCCACTCGCAGAGCCTACTAAGGACTGATAACGTGTTAATGTACTCTCGGAGGTCGCTACACCATCCGTTGTACCTACCAGAACACGAGAACCACCGAGTACAGCTTCTGCAGTTGACAGACCATCCGATGTGCCAGCTACTGGTACAGGGCCACCAGTAATTACCAGACTAAGAGTGCCTTCCGCTGTCGCTACTCCCGCAATACTACTAGCTAAGGGACGTAGCTTAGTAAGCGCACTCACTGCCGTAGCTATGCCTGCGGTTGATGCAGCAAGTCCTCTAACTGGATGCAGTAGTCCGTTGACCCACGTCTTGCCAGCTACGACGCCTGCGTGCACTTTGTAAACGTGCCGTGGGTGGTGCGTTATCGAGATCTTGATATTCGAGACACTGATGTTTGGTGTGGTGTCAGTTACTGCTACACCGTATGCCTGTAATGGATTAGGCCCTGTGCCATTGACATCAGCAGGCGTCCATGCTAAACCTGTGTTAGGGTTTAGAGTCCACGTATCGGAGTAGTTGTCATAGCTTGTTGTCGGCTCACGTCCTGCGGCATCGTAGAAAGTGCCATTGACCTTAAGCGAGCCACCAATGTTAGGAGTTCCTACTCCTGCCGCTTTCTTAGCACGAAAGGTAACAGTTACCTTAATTAGCGCACTGTCGCTGGGAATAGATGGCGGCGGGAACAGGAACATCTGTCTGCTAACAGAACCTAGTGACAAGCATGTAATGTAGTCATCGTCACTGGGAGGATCTTCATCAACGCACCCGTAGTACGTTGTTCCCTCCGACATTATCCATTCGCCTATCGTCTCGTCATCGTCGAATGGTGATATAATGACTTCTTCTTCGAAGAACGCATCAACGGTGGCTACACCACTGGACGTACCCACAAGAGTATGCGCAACAGTCAGGGCACTTGTAGTAGTAGCAACTCCATCGGTTGCTCCAGCAACGATCTGCGTCGTTATCAGGATATCTACTTCAATGACCAGTTGTGAAAGCCTAGCCGCAGCATCGGTAGCCTCAACATCCGCCTCGATGATAAGACTACTAAAGTTCATCACACCATCGGTGGCGTCTATGTCGGCTTCTACAACTGCCTGAGTCACCTGTCTTGGCTGATCGGTCTGGAGAACGTCAACTTCAGCTACAACCTGAGTAACTCGGTGCACGCCTGAGTCAATAATCGCACTTGTAACTGTAGCTACTCCAGCTACCGTTCCTCCAACAAGTTTCCATTTGTTAAGGTGCAACGCCCCCGTGGTAACTCCTATACCATCAGAGACGCCCGCTACTTTGACTGTCTCTATCTCTAGGACACCAGTGCCGTCCTCAAGCAAATAGCCATCAACCGCACTGGTCTCCAGTAGATATTTAGTCACGTCAGCTCAACTTTACAAGCTCTAGATACGAACCTTGCATAGCATGGCAGACCAGCAATGCAAGCTCGGCCTGCATCTTAATCTCAAGATCACCGGATACCGAGCAAACAAAGAACCCTTCAAGAGTGGCAATCATATCCAGGTTGATCGTGTCAACACTGACACTAACTGCCCCGATGAGCGTGTTCTTTGTTCTGGATCCCTGAGATTCATATAGGTTGCCCGTAGCTGTATTGGCTATTTCAGTAGCAGCGTTGTTTGCAGCAGAACCACCTGTTGTTGACTGCCTCTTTTCTACTACGAACTGCGTTAGTGTGCCCGTATGGTTTACCGCAAAGCCGACCCCAGTTGTAACAACGTGCGTTTGGTAGACGATCTGGGCCTTGAAGTAGAACCTGCCTGTGCCGGTAGCGGTAATGGTCATGACCGTTACCAGGCCGACTCCTGTGATATCACCTGAGTCGGCAGCCAGCACCAGTTGCGTTGTATATGGCCCTGCTGCCACAGTCGCAGCCGCAGCACGAGTGACGAGAAAGTCACATATCTGCTGGAGGGTTAGCTTTTTCGACGCCCCTGCCTCGTTGATGGCAAACTCATCGGCAGCGAGAGCCACCGAAGCGGCAGTAAGAGCACTGATCTTGGTGTCAGCGATGGCACACCTCCAATCCCAAAGCCCTAGTTACCTCACAACAGCACCAAACTCCATCGCATTAACTCTGTCAATCGTCCAGGCTACATCAGGCTCATCACCTGGATCAAGCTCAAAGATAGTCTGTACAGTCTTTGCTGAGACATCCAAACCTACAGGATCCCCCTGTGCATCTATACCATTAGAGCGCACAAGGGCAGCTATCTCACCCTCTCCCGCTGCTAGTAGGCTCCTGAGTATCACATTAACACAGGCAACCGCGCCCGTTGCAGGAGTAACATTACCACCAACAAAGGTACTCTTCTGGTCAATCACTGAATCCGAGATGTAGTCAGTATCACTGGGAGGTACTTCGTTCACGCACTCGAAAGGATCTCCCACAGAGGCGTGTAAGTCGGCATACTCTCCTGGCCCTGTTGGCAACTTAGGATAAATACCACCTCTACCTATCCAAGAGTTATTAACTACCCCGGCGCTGTCGTTGATCGCGATGTCATCTACAAAGCCAATGAAGCCACGCTTGGTTGCGCCAGACATAACCATCCCAACAACCACTGATCTAGCCCCTACTACAGCCGTAGCTTTCGTATCATCAGCGGGAATAGATATGTCAGTCATACCGTCTATCTTAACTATACTTGCGCCTGCAACGCCATCATCAATCAAGATATACCACTCGATGCAACACCACTGGTTCAGCGGGATAGAGTGGGTGCCCGTGCTCAGCACAACACCGCTCCATACACCACGGATAACGGACATCAGAAAGGTTTCATACTGGAAGCAGAGACAGACCTGATTGCCACCCAGATTGTCTCTTAACTGGATCAAGTTGCATTGGGAAGGACTTGAATTATACGAAGCTGCAGTCAGATAGAGACCAACTCTGAAATAGAGTATGGTCTTGTCGCCAGGAAGATCAATGTTAGCCGCCTCTAATGAATCGATCAGGAAGGAGTAGTTCCCTGTGCGCTTTTGCGCTGCGCTTACAGTAACTCCCCCAACCACACTGGCAAAGACGTCCAATGATCCTGTCTCGGCTCCCAACGTTACCAACCTAGTCATCTGACCACCATCCCGGCTTCAAGTGCATTGACACGATCTATCGTCCATGCTCCTGTACCACCAGGAGTACCAGGATCGGTCTCGATAGTCTCCACGATTGTCTTATAAGACACATCTATACCAACATCTGCTCCCTGCCCATCCACACCATTTGAGCGCAGTAGTCTTGCAACATTTCTACTAGCAGCCAGAGATGCCGCCGCACGCAGGTTAGTCACGATGCAAGCTATGTTCCCTGTCGTAGGTACAAGATTAGTTAAAGCGAAGGTGCTCTTTTGATTCACAACAGCGTCGTACACATAGTCCGTATCACTCGCTGGTACTTCATTGATGCACTCGAAAGGATCTCCCTCAGAAGCATGTAGATCAGTATAGGTTCCCGGCCCTGTTAAAAGAAGGGGTACTACTCCTCCGCGCCCGATCCAGGAGTTGTTGACCGCGCCGGCGTCGTCATTGATGGCGAGGTCATCTATGTTACCAGCTAAACCTGTAGACGACCCACCTGATGCTACCCATCCAAGAACTACCGTCCTGGCTCCCGCCACAGCGGTAGCTTTCGTATCGGCGGCTGGGATCGTTATCTCAGGAAACCCGTCCATTTTGACTGTACTTGCTCCCGCAACGCCATCATCTATCTTGACGTACCACTCAATGCAACACCACGCATTTAGCGGTATAGTATTGACGCTTGTGCCCAAGATCGTACCGCTCCATGTTCCACGGATAACATGCAGAGTATATGTGGTTCTATTGAAACAGAGGCAGATTTGGTCACCAGCTGCGTTATCTCGTAAGTGTATCAAAGAACAGTATGTTGCACTTCCGGAGACACCAGAACCAGTTAAGTACAGACCCATGCGAAAATACAGGGAAGTCTTATCGGCAGACAAGGTGATGCTTGCAACGCCAGTGCTGCCCCCAGAAAACAGAAATGAGTAAGCTCCTGTTCTCTGCCGCGCAGTGCTGGCGGTAACTCCCGCGCCAACAGTGCTAAAGATCTCAGTTGATCCCGCCTCTGCCCCCGTCGTGAATAACCTGGTCATCGCTTAGTCCTCAGTGATAACGATGTCGTCAACAGCAAACTCAGCGGTATCGCCGATACCGATGGTCTTGGGAACCGTAATAGCGCCCCAGTAGAGTAGGTTACTTGCTCCACCGATTGCTGAATCGAGGATGCCAAACGCGACGCACTCACCCCACGACGCACCTGCCGTTGGGAAGGTAAACGCGATCTTGTTCTTCTTGGACCCGACAGTTGACTCCTTCCACGACACATCGTCGTTGTCCACTTCGACGCGAGCGTACAACGTACTACCTACTTGCGTGACCTCTGTGCCTGCTGCAGAATCACTAGGCGTCACCGTATACAGAGCGATATATACGTGAGCAAGCGGTGCAAACTCCCACGTTACCCCACCCAGTAGATGATTGAGAACCTTGTTTTCGAGATAGTTGCTTTTAGAACCCATTGTGCCTCCCTAAACTTAGCGCCTGCGGCGACGAGATATTTTACGAAGCGTCATGGCAAGACGAGCACGTTTGCCTGTAGTACCCTTCTTTTTGGCTGCGCTACGTAGCCAGCTAGACTTGATTCGCCCACTCTTAGTTACTGCGTGAGCCCTCCGTGCAGCGCGGGTTAATGCTCCCTTCCTTTTGATTGCCTTCGCAATCCACTTTGCCATACTCACCTCAACTTGCACTGACTATGGGCCTTGAGTACTTCTGCTCCACTGATTCACGGAAACTCCGCACAGTCTCCCGAATACTACTAGGATTGCTCCTGTGCCTTATAGCCATCATACCTTCCGTGTAGTCAGGCTCCATCATATCCTCATGCCCTCTTGCACTGTAAATCTCTGACAACGTAAGATCTCGTATAATATCGAGATCTTCATCCGGTATGGTCAAATAACCTTCCGCAGACGGTGGTATCTCCCCGCCACCCTCTATAGCCTCACTGAACTCGTGATTCATCGTATATACCACTCGTATATCAGAGGACTCCAAAGAGGGAACCTGCGTGAGCCAAATCTGCTTGCCTACGATCTTGTATCCACCACGCAGACGCTTTGCAGTCGCAGCTCTATTAATGGCTCTGATAACATCCAGTGAGGGCTGATGTGGTAGCACAGGGGGAAATGGGAGCATATCTGGTTCTGTTATAAACATCGCTTCTGGATCACCCACAGGCCACCACTCGATGCTCCTTATCCCCCTAGCATCATCAGGCCAGTCGTACAACTGCTCTCCATCCTCAATGGGAATGATCTCGATCTCCACAACCGGATTATAGCGACTGTAATATCTGACAGCCGCAGCGATAAACTGACGCAATTTTGCTCCTGAAGGAGGAGAAGACATCATCAACTTTACGCTGCTGGTAATATCTGTCAAGTCCATATCAGTCCTTCCCTGTTACATCGGCATAGATATACTGGTTATCTACACCGTAAGCACTAAACGTAGCGTTATAACCCCTCAGCAAGTCATAGATGTTCTCAGTACTGAATACTCGGCCACCCATCGTATACTTACCTGGGTAATTATCAGAAGGTACGGAGAATATGCACCGGCCTGCGAGCCCTAGTTGGATGTCAACCAGTTTAATGATGTCAACATCCGATGAGAGTTGCATAACGCCCTGACTGATACAGCACACAGGAGCTACCTTATCCAATGCAGCCTTCAGATCTAAAACTCCCTGCTTTCCCAAGTCAAACGGTATGACTTTTACGCTCCCACGTGGCAAGCGGCTCTCCAACGTCTTGCTGACCCTATCAACGTCGTCTATCTCCGCTACTGCATAGACCTTATAACCCATATCTACCAGGGTCTCGGCTAGCATCCCATCACCCACGCCGAAATCCAGAAGAGCGCTTTTCCTAACAAACTGCTTTTTGATATGTGTATAGAAAGTCTTGTGCTGCAATCTTGACTCGATGATCGTTCTCTCAGGCACACCACTAAAGTGACCTGCACTATCTGGTTCTACAGAATCTATAACATCCTTCAGCTGATTAGCAATAGCTATGCGCCCCCAAGCTCGTTGCAACCATACAGCGCCTGCAGCACCCTTCTTGTATGCAGCGTCACGGTTATGGTACATCCAGCGCATTGTCTCGATACAGTAATCCATATCTGGTATAGCCCACTCACCGCCAAGTGGACAGTCTTCGTACCTCTTGACAGGAATAGGATAGTTGTACTTGGTATTAGCAAGTTCTTTCAATCCTGAGCAGTTTGTGAACAGTGTTGGCAACCCTGTAGCCATAGCTTCGCGGGGTGGCATACCATATCCCTCTCCCTTAGTGGGAAACAGGTAGGCGTCGGATCTGCACAGCCAGTCATACATCTGTTGTATAGACCATGTACCATTAAACACTGAAACACGATCATCCTTCATAGCAGGGATTCTACCCTCCCCCTGTCCTAGGATGTTCAGTCGGGTCTTAAACTCCAACCTCACATCAGGGTATTTGTCTCTAGGAAATGCTTTAAGGAAACAATCTAGAGCCTCTAAGGGCGACTTTCTCCCTGTTAATGTACCGTGCATGGCGAAAGTAAAGGTGGGCTTGGCCTGCCGCTGCACAGGCCGGTAATAGAAGGGATTGATGATGATAGGAACTACCTCAATGCGCCGCTTGAAGAATGGAGAGAATATCTCCTTGCAGTAGTCACTTGGAACTATTAACATATCAACGCTGTTTGCACCTGCTCGCCAATCACTGCGATATTTAAGCGGTTGCGATGACTCATACATAGTGATCCCTATCTTATAGGGAGTAAGGAGCTCTGGAAAGGTAGTCGGGGTGGCCATGCACAGGCCCACACGGAGGGGCATGGGTACACCCCGACTTAGAAGCTTTACCGTTCGCTTGTCTAGACCTGCCGTAACAGACCACCAACAACTCTGTGGGTAGACCTGTACGCCAACGTCTAACAGTCCCAATACATACTGTTCGGCTGCACTGGCATATCCATCATCAATAGCAAAGGGACTCATCCATAACAAGTGTATCGAACCATCCTGCTTCCACAGATAGTCATTGATGTCACCCGTTGTCTCTAGGTCAACAGCTTTCTGTTGATGGAGCCTGATGGCGTCTTGGAATGGTACGTCAGTCCATATGTTCGGTATCAGCGTGATGTTCCCCGCTGGCCGACTAAGGATGCGTATTTTGTCAGTGCAGTTGCGAACTTTCATATTAGGATGCCAACTCCACAGTACTGTAAAGCTCAGGAACCACAAGCGCTGTGGCATGGCGGGTACGAACGTTTCGAGACCACTTGTCAGTGTTCTTGTAGACTCCGGTATCGGAATCATACTCGCCATAGACAAGCGGCATGGGGCCTAGCGGGATATATGGTGCATAGATGTATCCCGTATCAGTCTGGGTGCGTGGATAAGGGCCAAGAAGGATCTTGTTGGTATCTTGATAGGGAGAGCGGTAAACATCCCAGAATCCTTCAATACGACCAACCAACTCAACACCGAGCTGGATGCTCTGGCCACCCACAGATGGGCGATCAGCAGGCTTGAAGTCACTCATCTTGCGGATGAACTTGTAGGCATTGCGACCACACAGCATCCAATCCGCATTGCGGAAGCGGTAGCCGAAGATCAAGTCCTCGGAGTCAATTACCGCGTCAGCAAGTGTCTCATACCACTCCTTAGCAGTATAACCCTCATCCAGTGTCCAGTGCCAGTCGGCATTTCCTGCACCAGCGCCCTCAGTCAACTCAGTGATGCACCTCTGATCGTGCTCACGCAGGATTTCCTGGGAAATCTGATCCACCAACTCGCTCTCGATGTCAATACCCATCGCGCCGCGAGCGTCCTCTTGGACATCAGTAGACCAGCAAGCGCCCAGAATATCCTTCTCGGCTTCAACAGTCTCGGACTCAATGGTCATCTTGACTTTCTTCGGAACGCTGCCCTCAGACCCAAGTGCGAAGTTGGGCTGAGGTGATGTGAGACTGGTATCGTCAGCTTCCCGAATAAAGTCTTGATAGAACACCCTACCGACGCCGCCACTGGACAGGGGCAGCGGCTGGATAGCCCCAACCTTCGTGATCCACAACTCAGGATACACCTTGCGAATGATAGGCAGGGCATACTTCTCTGGTAGAGTCACATCCGACTTGAGGTTATCCTCACCGAACAGTGATCCGCGCCTGCAGGTAGCCTGCTGATTCTCAAACAGCATAGCCATCACCTTGTGCAGGTGCTCAGGAATGGGCTTCAGCTTCTGCTTCCTCGTTCCCTCGAGCAGGTAGGCCCATTTAGAGACCAAGTGCTCTTCGTAACGCCGACGTGACTGGATGAAGTCCTCATAACCCTCATTCTCTTCCAGCACGGGCATCACTTCTGCTCTTCGTGCCACGTTAGTTACCTCCATCTGTAAAATCTACATAAAGTTATGTAGAATTAACCGGCGATCCGCATGATGTCCCGCTGCTCTTCGGTGAGCTCGTCGTCGTCCACAGTATTGTCCTCATCACCCTCAACCATCTCTTCGTGCACAATACCTTTAGCAGCGGTAGCTGGTGACGCTGGTGTACCTGCCAGGACAAGCGACAGCGCTTTCGAGCGAGCGTTGGGGAGCATCTTGTCAATGTCCTCGATGACCTTGACTTTGCTCTTCAGTTCTTCTACGATTTTACGACCCACACCGATCTGTGCAGCCTTCTCGATTGCCACTTCGAGCTTGAGTACTGAGAGCTCCGCAGTCATCTCAGTGACCTTAGCTTCCAGAGCCGTTTTGTCGGCCAGCGGCACAAGATCTTCGGTAGTGACCTTCTTAGCCTCTACGAGCTGAGCATCCAGGTCTGTAATCTTTTGATTCAGTACCTCCGTTACGGAAGCAACATGCTCGTCTAGAAGGTCTTGGCGATGTGCGACCAACTCTTCGAGAGTCAGTTCACTCCATTCCATATCACTGACCTCCTCATCACTAAACTTGGGTGCTTCCTCCAGTAACTCAGTGATGCCTGCTCCAGCGATGCCAGGAAAGTCGGCGGTGTCTATGCCTACAATCACGCCCTCAAGCATCTCTTCGACTGTACGATCACCCATTTTACGCTTACGACTATCTAGCTCAATCGCCCGGATAGACGTAGCTTTAACGACCCCAGAGCGAATAAGGGTTGCCAGATCCCTGCCTTCGACGGTGGGGGCGATAAAACCCTCGTACATGATCTTGCGACCTTCGCGCCACAGATCCTTTGTTACTTTGCCCACCGGCATGTTCTCAGACAACTGACCCTTCTTAGGAATCGCCTTCCCATGCCGTGAGTAGATAGTGACAATGTGGCCGTCAGCCATATACTGATTCGTAGCTTCCATACACTTGTCATTGAAAGCCTTAGAATAGTAGCGGGAGCCTGTGCTTCGACTGATGGCTTCATCAACCAGTGCAACGCCCTTAAAGTGCAGGCCACCATCAGCGGCTGATTCCTCAGCCACGACTATCGGCTCCAGCAAACCCTGCGAAAGTTCAGTATCTATATCCATACTTTCACCTTTGCTCCAAACTCCAGATTCCTTATCCTTGTGATAACCAGCCTTCTCCATAGCTTTATGGAGTGCAGCGTAAGCTATCTGATACGCTTTGCCCTCATCCTTGTAGGTCTTGAAGGCACTATCATACACAGCTATGAAAATGTTTGCGAATCGTTGAGGAATCCCCTTATCTCTCAAACGAGGGGGCATTTCCCCCTTGCTCCAGGGCATTATTGCACCTCCTTATCACGTGCTGGCTGTGCGGGCCTGCTTTTTGCTAAGACAACCTGCTGCTTCAGTGCTTCGGCAGCGTCCTTCTTGATCTGAGCCTTCATAGGCTCCCACTCTGCAGGCGTCACCCGCACATGCTCCAGCGCGGCATAGTCAGCCGTGATGATACCATCCTTGATCAGAATGTCATCGGCCTGTGCATAGTTCTTCAATGCTGTGCTCGTATCCACCTCATCTGCCCATGCTGGAGAGGGCCACATGATAGTGTACTTGATGTCAGCAGGATCATAGTCCAAAAGCACAAGTTGCAGCTTAATGGTGTGATCTACGGCTTCGGATAATACCGACTGCACACGCCTAACGGTACGCGCAAAGCGCCTGTCTTGTAACTGCAAAGTCGCCTTCGCGTTGATGTCTCGTTCAAGTCCAAGATGAGCCTTCGGCACTCGTACTGCCGTAAGGATTTTTCCTCTGTAGTATTCAATAGCATTAAGATTCCAGAAACCTGTGCTGGTCGTGTCTAAAACCTTGACATCTGCCAATCCCGGCTCCATCCGGCCACCAACATCTTGGTATCCTTTGCCGATGAAGATGTCCTTGACAACACTGAGCTCTTCCGACTCGTCTATACCCGAAGAAATGCTCTTAGTTAACAACTTGCTCTTGAAGGCTTCGATGTAGCCCTCTGCTTCGTCTGGGGCCTTCCCAGTAATGTCCAAGATGAACAGCAAACGAGCGAACGCCCTGGTGAGCCAGTTGATAACGAGTGCCTCTTCCATTGCCTGCAACTTGCGCCATGCGGTACGCGCTGTGGACAACAACGATCTACCGTATGGATTACCCCAGGGTCTGTTCCAGCGCATGTGCTCGACCTGCCAGGGGAAGAAACCCTCATTCTGCGTCCCAGGTACTATCTGGTAGAACGCATACTGCCCTTTCGCAGGATCGTTGACCAGTCGGCCCTGGGCATCCTCATTGCGATACATCGTCCTGGTAGGCATTTCCATTAAGCGCTCAATGAGCATGTCCTCATTGATAACAGGCTGAACGAAGCAATCACCCATCAGTAGGCACTCTCGCGCTGCGGGCTGTGCTAATTCATGCCACCCAACACGCTCTATAAACTGGTTGACTGCTTCTTGCACCCCTGTAGGTACATTACTATCGAAGCGAACCCAGAACGAGCGCTGTGCACCACCCTCAGCGTTTACAGCATTGTCGGCCAGAATATCCAGCGCCGTGGCTACCTCATCTATTGTATCATCCATCTCCATAACATCGGTGTAGACATCCTTGCGCTTTGTAGACAGATCATAGAATACTGAAGTCCACCGGCGCATCATCTCGGTAACTGTGCCGACACCCGTTGTTTTATGACTGTCTGCACCAGCGTCTACACGCTGAGCGGCCTGTGGAAGTTGCTCAACCTTGCCGAACAACGTATCCATTACTTTGTCTGCGAATCGCCGTATCCGGTTGTCCTGTACGCTACCAACCGTCATAGTTATTCACCTTACCAGTATGTTATTGGCACGAAGAGCTTTTCAGGCACTTTGTACTCTTTTCCGTCTGCCACAGCCTTTTTCCTCTGTGCCTCTTGATAAGCCTTCTCGTACCTGTCATATGGGTCATTACTCTCCGCATGGCTGCTCCTCATGCGTTCAGGTATGTCTCTAGCTGCCTGAAACTTGTGTACTGCACCCTGAATCAGTCCCACACTCGAGAGGGGTTGCCAGCCCTTTGCCAGCGTTCGTACACCTTCTAGTGCATCAGGCCCATCATCGTGTGAATGCGCATTAGGAACGTAGTTTGCTAGCTGTTCAATCAGTAAATCCTGGCCTTTATCACCTATCAGAATATACTCATTCTCCAAATCCGGCTGGAGTGACTGAATTCGCAGTTCCTTGTTGTGCGAGTGGTCAATAGGCATCATAGGAAACCGCACATCCTTGACCAACCCCTGATAGGCCGATTCAGAGGCGAAGAAAGCTTGAAATTGCGTCTTTTCGATCCCCCACCGCATCATACTGGGATAACGCTCCATCCAAGTAAGCTGGTCATTGATGATTCTAGCCGGAGGACGACGCTTTATGTCAGCTTCCAGTACAAACTGCTGGCGATTTGGAGCTTTTGCCAGTATTATGATGGCTGAGTAGTCCGATCTCATGTGTTCACCCATCGAAGGGTCTGTAAAGGCGAACAGACCACAGGCTGCTAGCGGTACAGCCGGCCTGCCGTTCTCTGGAATGAGCCACATATCATACATCCCACGGTCATCTACACGGATTTCTTTGGAATAGTAGGCCCAATGCTTGAAAAAGCGGGATTCGGGGTCTGTAGGCTCATTTTGGAGCTCAGTAACGAATGACGAATCACCATCTGTAACCCGTGTGACCATCAGATCATAGTAGTTGAAGGCTTCAGGCCACGAAACGGAGGCTCCTTCGAGCATCTCCCCCCTGTGCTGATCGAAGAAGGCCCTGGCTGTGGTGTCTTTTGCCGGATCGGACAGGTCAATTAGCTTCTCACGCCACTGATCCCATAGTACTTGATCGCTTGCATAGCTCATTACAGCCTTAAAGACCACGCTCTTGAACATAGGGTTGTCAATGAGCTTCTTCAGCAAGCACTCATAGTGCAGAAAGTTGCCTGTAACGAAGATTTTGGTATCAAAGCCACCTGCTCGGACTACTGATCTCGTAAACCAGCGATACAGAACGTTTCTCTGCGTGGGGGAACTGACGCTAATCAGGTTCTCCAGATCATCTCCGAGGATAAGGTCAGGCCTCCACTGACGGTACTTGATACCACGAATCTTCATACGCGCACCCAGTGCAAGCACCATGATGTCATTCGATGTCTCTATGACATCTTCCTGCCACTTGCGACCCCTAAGCACCCCAAAGTCCTCCAAAATACGTGAATTGTATTCCAACTCGTTCTTCAACGTGTTCAGTTGGTTCTTCGCCTGGCCGTGCGTATCAGAAAGGAATACAACAAAGTGCCTTTTCCCAAAGCAGATGCACCACAGTGGAAACGCCAGGAGGGAGATTGTGCTCTTTCCAAAGCCACGGGGCAGTGCTGCGGCCACGTTTTGACGCCCATAGGTATAAAGTGCATCTCTAAACATGCCAAAGACCTGCCTGTGATCTGGAGAAGGTGGCAACGAGAAGTGATGAGGCAGGTAATAGCGAGCAAAGAACTCCAAATCGTGCTCAGCGAGTTGCAAGCGGAGATCTTTGTCGAAATCCGCATCGTACAGACCTAGCTCCTCAATCTCCTGTACTGAGAAGCTACGGGCAACAGTCTCTTGAATTAGCTTGATGTCACTAGCTTGCAGTGCCATTGTGCCTCTGCACAGGCCCCTAAC